TATTAAGCAGAGTTGAAGATATCCTTCAAGATGCGTCGAACGTCCGTTGGTCTGAGGCAGAGCTGCTTAGATATATTAATGATGGTCAAAGAGAAGTAGTAAATCTTAGGCCTGAAGCTTCTGCTACTACTTTTGTTTCAACTTTAGCTACAGGGACTTTACAATCAATTCCTACTGCTGGTTTTAAATTATTAAAGGTGGTTAGAAATATGTCGGCTGCTTCTGGTGGAACCGGTAAGCGGGTTGTAAGACTTGTTGATTTTGATTCATTAAACACACAAGAACCTGATTGGCATGACCCTGATGTAACAGGAAGTGCTGCACATGGTTCTGTAGTTAAGAATTATGCATTCGATCCCGATGATCCAAGAAACTATTATGTTTATCCCGGAATAAAATCTGGATCTAATGCATATATTGAAATTGTTTATTCAAAGAGCCCAACCGATTTATCTTCTGCTAGCAGTACAATTGATATTGATGATATTTTTGGTAACGCTTTGATTGATTACACTCTTTTTAGATCCTTTCAAAAAGATTCTGAATACGCTGCAAATGCACAAAGAGCAGGTACTCATTATCAGTTATTTATCGCAAGTTTATCTCAAGGTGGGCAAGCAAAAGCATTAGCTAACCCTAACTTTGATTATAAAGGTACAACTACAATAGGAGGCGCAAGCGGTCAGGTTCCACCACCTACTGCGTAATATCATGGCTAGTTTTAGTTCCTTAGTAAAAGAAATATTACCTTACGTACCAACTTGTCCGGATAGTTTGGTGGAATCACACTTACGTTCATCTACCATTGAACTTTGTGAAAAAAGCAGGGCTTATGTATATGACTTAGATCCTTTAGCATCCATAAGTGGTGTTTATGAGTATGAGTTTGATCAACCTACAGGGACTGATGTACATGCTATTTTGTGGGCTACTTATGATGGCGAAGATTTAGATCCAATAAGTCCAAGAAGTTTAGAATTAAATTATCCTGATTGGAGGAACAAATCTAGTATTCCTCAGGTTTACTTACAAAAAAATGCAGATACCTTTTGGTTGGTTCCTGTACCAAACGCTACAAAAACTAATGCAATACAGTTAAGTGTTGCACTCAAACCATCTAGAACTTCAAACAACATTAGTACAGATTTTTCTAATTCTTACAGAGATGGGATTATTTACGGAGCTTTGTATAGACTTCTTAGAATACCCAACAGAGAGTGGAGTGATCCAAACGCTGCTAGAGATTATTTAAGTTTATTTAATGAAGAAGTAAGACAAGCAGAACTAAAAGCTAGAGGTGGTGACCTTGGTGTAAGGCGTTTGGTTAAATATAAAGGTGTAGGTCTTACTCCAAGAAAACGATACAAGCGTTATGGTAGAGAGATTGACTATTGATGGTGCCTCTTTTGAAACCGTCCCTTTAGATGAGTTAAAAGATAACTTCTCTTTAATCGAAAACGATCTATTTTATTTAAAACAAAAAGCGTTTACTGACTGGACAATCGCAGATATCTATTGTTCACTAAAAGATGACGAATCCACTTTACATATTATTTATAACGAAGATACGTACGTTGGGTTCATTATTACACAACTTGCTGAACATGAATTTACAAAAGAAAGAACACTTCATGTATGGGCAAGTTACACAAAATCAGAGTATAATTATAAGAAAGCAGGGTTCGAGTTCCTTGATTCCCTAGCAGAAACTAAAGAAGCAAGTTTTATAGAATTTGTTTCAAGTAGAGTGGGCTGGTCAAAAGTAGCTCCGCTCTACGGGTTTGACCTTGTAAGCTATGTTTACAAAAAAGAGGTTTAATATATGGCGGGCAAATTAAGAAGAAAAGTAAAAGCAAGCAAAATCATCAAAGAAACTGATGCAGAAAAGCGAGCTAAAGAACGTATACAAGACGATCTACGGTTTTCTGAAAACTTACGTACAGATGTAGACTCTTTTGTAGACTACCTTATGGGAGTCGACAAAGAAGGTGAGATCGGGGGAGTCATGCGCGCTGATTTAGAACTAGAAAGAACTAAACAGGGTTTGTATGGTTCTAAAGCAGCACAGAATATAGGTATTGAAGCTGTGCTCGCTTCTGATGCTACTGCAGAATTGACTGGAGTAAAAAATGCTACCAGCGAAGCTCAGTTAAATAATTTAATTCAGGGTTTAGGGGTGCTTACTAAGTCAAAAGACATTAATACAAACTTAGATTTAGGTGTGGCTAAGAGAGCAAGCAGCGTAGACATGACAAAGTTTGTTGCTGATGAGTCTGTAGGCAGAGCAAAACGTGGAGTTGGTTTTAGTACTCTTGGTGGTTTTATGCAGGGGGGACTAAAACAAATGGACAAAAACCTAGCAAATACAGGAAGTCGTTTTCAACGTGGGCCTTTTATTGATGAGGCTAGTGGAGATAAATACACTGTTGGCATACTAGGCCAGAAAACTTATCTTGGAGATAAGGCTAACCTACTTGCTAATAATACTCCAGGAGCTATGGCGACATACAATAGTATACAAGCTCCAACTGAAGCTAGCGTATTTGGTGGTACACAGCAAAACTTAGTTACGTTTGGATAATAATTATGGCATTTGCAGATGAACTTTTAGAACAACAATCCGCAGGCGAAGCCTATTTACGGGATACTGTACCTTTTAGAGATCTTGTACAAAATTTACAACAAGAGATAGATACAGTTGGTGAGTCTACACAAGCGGCACAAGAAGCTAACGAAAGAGCTACACGAAGGGCCGCTAGACAACAGTCTAGGTATGGTATTGGTTTAACTCCTGTAGAAAGACAAGAACAAGCTAAACTAGCACAGATAGGGGGCTCAGCAAATGTAGCAGGAGCAGCAAACTTTGCTAGACGTCGAGATGAAGCAGCAAACTTTAGTAGGCTTTCAGCTTTAAGTGAAATCTTTACTAATGAAAGAGCTTCTGCCCTTAATGCATTAAGTACTATTGGTAACATCGCTACTCAAAGAAAAAATGCGTATACAAATGAGCGTGCAAAAAGTGCAAACCAAGCTTATGGTTTTCTTGGTAAAGTTGGTGGTCAAATTGGAAGTGCTCTTGGGAGTTTAATTTAATGGTTGATATTGTAAATCGCTTAGGCACTATTTTTAATCCTGGTACGTTAGCTAATTCACCTAGTGGTAAATTAATACAACAAGATGTAGACAGAAGAAGAACCGGTCAGAGCGACATGGTCACAGATACCGAGAATGAACTAAAAAGTGCTGTACAGGATATCGATTCACAAGTAGCTTCAGGTAATTTTGATCCAGGTTTGACTGGATTCAGTAGCGCAGAAGAGTATAAAACTTGGCGAGAAGGCTTTGATGTAAATGATGTTAATGCTTCAGATTTCTTAAAGGTTTATGGTAAAGAACAAGGTATTACAAGATGGAACCGTATGGGTTTCGGACAGAGTCTATTTGGTTTAGATACACAGTTTGATCCATTTGAATCTCAAATAGATTTTGATGCGGAAGTTTTTGGGCCTATGCTTAGAAAAGCTGATACAGGTCGACAAGCTTTTGTTACTGTAGGCTTAGACTTTGGTCAAGCTGACACAAGTGACGCTGGAGCTTATGGTAGAACAACAAAACTAACCCCTGATACTCCTGATCCTGATATGCCAGGAGCAGGGTTTGATGCCGTTGATGAAATTTATAAAAGTTATAAATTAAGACTAGATCCAAAAAAAGAGTTTGTTAAAGGAAACTTTGGACAGTTTGCAGATAATTTATCAAAAAGTCAAAACTGGTTTTCTCCTAGAATGGCAGAAGAAATTGGAGAACTTTTATCAGGTGATACTCTTTTAAATCCTGTTATTGAAGAAACCACTACACCGGGAGCAACTCCTCCTGCAAACATGCAAAGAAGCGACGGTACTCAAAAATCTAACAGAGGTTTCTTAGGTGGCATTAGAAATAATGTAACTGGTGGCACCATGACCGAACTATCTATTGGTGTAGAAATTGATGGGAAGGAAACGCAAATACCTGCACTAGTACCTACTCTAACTGAAGAAGAAATTGGAATTCTACAGAATAATGACTTTGAGGGAAGAGCAAGTGAGATACCTGAGTCAATAAAAGAAAAAGCTAAAAAACATGCTGAAGGTAGAATCGCTGCAGGTAAAAGTCCATTTTATGGCGCAGGGCCTGATAACATCGTAACCATCACAGATGAACAAAGTGCACTTAACTTTATTAATAAAATTACCAAGAGTGAAGGTCAGGTAACTGGTAGAATACGTGAAACAGGTTTTAAATCTCTTACTACTACTTATCAACTTGATCCGCTGTATAGAGGTAAAGATAGGATAGAGGGTATAGAGAACGTTGTTGTTGATAAGAACACACACCCCTTTGATATGGAAGATGGTGCGTGGAACTCCCTATCTCTTAGCACTCAAGAGCAGTTACTTAATCTTGAAAAGGCTATTTCAAAAGAAAATGCAAATAGGGCTTTTGGTAAAGATTTTAATCAAAAATTTAATGATGCAACTCGTGGACTCAGAGGCACACCTGGAGCGGCAGACGAAGCTAAAGCTGTTGGAGAAGTTAGAAGATTTTTAACTAATAATAAAGACAAGCTTTTAGAAGCTTTTGCAGAAGACTCAAATTTATATGCTGATTTCCAAAAAAATCCATAT